CATTAATTAATAATTCCATTTCTTTCTGTGTCATTGTATATCCTTGTATTCTTAACGCTTAGTCTTACCCGTAATTGTTCCTTCTCTCTATTCTTAGTAGATTCTACTTCAAGGAACTCTATAAGTCCAGCTTCATTCTTGAACGGTTTAACTGATAATAGTTTATTAGCATTATAAGCAATTCTAAATGAACCTCTTGATGATGCTATATCCATTCCTTCTTTGATAGCTGTTTTGTTTATTTCACTTACAGCAAATACTACAACGTTATGTTTAACTGCTAATTCCATAAGACATTGAGATGCTTCTTCGACCTTCATATTAAGATCTCTTTGTCTACTCTTAAATAGTCCCATATGATCAACAACTACAATCTCTGGCTTGGTAGGTAGCATTGTGATTCTTTTCTCAATCTCAGTAGCAAATGGAGGAGAATAATCTACTGTTAAGTATTTAAACTTCTCATCCATACCATTTCTCATTTGTTTATAATGATTTGCTAGATCTTCTTGACTCCAGTCATTCTCTATCATTATAAATCTTGACCAAATCTGCCGTGGAGACATTTCCATCTCCATAAAGTATGTAGGTCTCTTAAGAGCTGTTATCCAGTTTTGTAATAACATAGTCTTCATAGATGCAGGTGGAGCTTGTATAATAACTACTTCACCAGGATATATAGGAAAGTCTTGTCCATATAATGCTCCTAAATTAATAGGATTAGGTTCATTCTTATAGAAATCCATAAGAACTTTTTCCATATCTTCAGCACCCATTATATCTTGTGATTTCTTACACTTATATAATTTACATGTATTACTACAGAACTTATCCATAATCTGATCACTACAACCATATCTATACCCTTGACCACCGTGGCCTGTATAGCATCCTTCAACTAATCTAACCATTTCTTCAGCTTTAAACTCTTTGTCTGGTCTAGTAACCTTTTGTCGCCACTCTTCCATTATAGTTCTTACTGTATCTTCTGGATATAACCATCTTAGCCATGAAGCTAATCTTAATGCAACCATATGTCTATTACCAAAGGATGCGCCTGTCATCATCTTCTGTATACAGGGATAATTAACAGGATCAGGAGATCTACCTAATGATACGTTCTCTTTAGGAGCTTCTTTAGATCTCTTTAAGCTTAATACATCGAATACAGGATCACACTCCATGTCTACTTGAGTCTTACCTAAGCCAGGCCTTTTAGCCTTTTCCATGATAGCATCAATACTACCATATAATAAAGTTTCATCTATTCTAACTTTCCATAATTTAGATTTACTATTTCTAGTATTTATCAACCTTATAATCCTAGTCTTATCTGTAACCGATGGATCTGCATAATCAAATATGCCAGCATCCGATAATGCTTTTTTAACATTTAAATGTAGATTCTTATCAGGTTTCCATCTGAATGCACTTCCAGGTATTCCAACATGAAATCCTGTTCCTGAGAAATATATCTGATATGGAATATCTAAGTCTTTTAATAATATTAGTAGCCCTTGTGTATATTCTTGTGCCTTAGCTGGAGAACTGCCATCTACATCTAATAAGAACTCGTCTGGCATATATATTAAGCCATCGAATCCTGATAAAGATTTCTTAGCATCACAGAAATCTCTTACATACTCATCATAATCATATAATGATACAAAAGTATCACTATCTAATCCTTCCCACTCTCCTGATTTATTAGAATCTTGAAAATGGTGTCTATTGTGTGTGCCAAATGCAAATTCCTTAATCATCAAATTCTCCCATATTTAGTGCTACATAAAGCTCTCTAAGAGAATAGTATGGATGATCTTTGGATACCTCAGTGTTATGTTGAAGAGCCATTTTAGACGCTTCTACATACCTTGTAGTTTCACTTGGCATATATACCTTTAATATGTTTTCTACTGCTTGTTTAACTGTCATGTATCCTCCAAATAATAAGGGGACCAACTCTCATTAGCCCCCTTAGACCGATTAACTACTTAAAATGGTACTTCTGCCGATGCAGTTGTACTATCCGTAGTTGTTTCGGAGGCTACAAAGTCATTGTTCCCTTTTGATTTATTAACATAATCATTGTAATACTTCTCAGCATTACCTTGCCAATATCTAATATCATCTTCAGTAAATGATTCTAAATCATTCTCAAATACTGTAGGTGCTGTATTAGCTAGTATTCTATAGTAATCACCATCTTTATAGAAGAATACGTTTAATGATTTACCTATTAACATTGCAGGGTCGTCATTAAGTTTAACAATGGCTTCACCACTGTCAGACTTAGCTACTTCCATAATACCTGCATTAGCAAATCTAAATAATCTGCCTATTGCAAATTCTTCACCATCTTTCCCTGTTTTAGAATAACAACGAAGATTAATTGAATCAGGATAATCCTTAAACCATACGTCTAAGTATTTAGTCCCGTTCCAATCACCATATTCTGCTTTGACAACTTCAAGGGTGTGCCATCCAGAAGAGAATTTACTCCCTCCGCTACCCGTCTTTACTTTCAGTGTTCTCATTCGAACCTCCTTTAACTAGTGTTTGCAAACTATAAGTCTTACCGCTACCAGGTGAACCGATAATAAGTACTCTTACATTATCGAACCCTTTATGTTTAGCAGCTTCTATTACTTTAGAGTAATCTTGGGGCATCTCTGCAGGTAATACATCAGTTCTATCTTTAGCATTATCAAACATTTCTGAACGTTTAGTAATCCATATATACTGTCTTTTACCTGTAGGATCTAGTACTGTCCTCGCATAGAATACAAAGTCAAACCATTTAGATATATCTTCTTTAGTACCACCATCTATATAAGGTAGTATCTTAGACGTACCATCGTCCATAGTTTGAATTTTAGAATGCACATTACATATTACAATTCCTGGTATTGATGTAATAAAGTCTAGAGCTGTGTCTAGTTTGCTCTTTAATACTCCCCAGTCTTGTAACTTCATCTTGCCATTCTTATCTGTTAGACTTCTTTGAAACTTTTTACTTAGCTCAGAGAATGTGTCTAATATAAGAGCATCAACTACATTACCATCTTTAGGTAATACTTCAACGCTCTCTTCAGGGATTTCTAAAGTCCCTATCTTAATAACATTTGTTGTTTTTTGTTTGGTATACAACTGTCCAATCATTGATTGAAATTGATTCCAACTGCTCATAGCAATCATAGGATATCCAAACATTTCTTGAATTTTATCCCTTGAGCCTAGAGTCTGAGAACCACGTTCAAAGTCTAGATATAGTATTTTAATAACTAATCCTCCTAGATATTGACTCGTCAAGTCTTTTATTTAAATGAGACGTTAACTTCCTGTATTTAGGGCCAACATATCTAGCCTTAATATCATCTCGTCTCTTCTTAATTGTACTGATCATGCGTTTGCTTATAATATTACCGAACAGAGTCTTCTCGCCTAATCCTAGCTCCTGAAGATATTGAAGGTGTTTATTGTACAGCATGACTAATTCTAAATCATTAATATGATTACTGTCATTCTTTTCTTCTGTCATGGATTTTCCCCCCATAGATAAGTTACGGGGAGCAATTGGCATCACTCCCCGCATACATTAGTTAACTATTTACCATATATCAAGGTCATATAATATACTAAATACTGGACTTGAAAGCAAGCATCATTGTAGGAAAATTAAAAGAAAATTCCTTATCATATGGTTGGCCAGTAATCAATTTCCTGACGGAATTGACTATGAAGCTTCCACTCATATTTGCACAATAACTTGTTGCTTTAGCTGTACATGGCTCTGGATCACCGTGGTCATCTGAGTACCATACTTTTGAGTATTTATTAACTGTCGGAGAGTTGATGACGTACTGCTGATAATGCTCGGCACCCATTCGCCCATCTATTAAGAATAGTGGTTTAATTCTACTCTTGCAGATTGTAATTACAGCTTCCATTCTAGATTTCATACTATCAAAGCCAAGAATAACTATATCGTTATTGTCATGATAGAAATCAGTGAATGATTCATTATATTTATACACCTTGGCGCGTTGACTTATATTAAGTATATGGTCTTCTAACGCGTCTACTTTATACTTATCAACATCATTAAGATTATAATGAGATACACCTATATTATGCTCTTCAACTTTATCATAGTCATATAAACAGAACTTCTCTGCTCCACA